AGCCATTGTTAAGGTTAACACCAAAGGCTGGTGGGTTGCTGACATACTACACGGTAGGTGGGATGTCCGAGAGACAGCAGTACGTATACTAAAGGCTGCAAAGGATTACAGAGTTAGTTGTGTTGGGATAGAGAAAGGTGCACTGAAGAATGCAGTGATGCCTTATATGCACGATCTAATGCGTAGGAATGGATTCTATCCTAGGATTGAAGAACTAACGCATGGTAATAAGAAGAAAGCAGATAGGATTGTTTGGTCACTACAGGGTCGATTTGAGCATGGTAGGATTGTTTTAAATGAAGGTGACTGGAATTATCAGTTCTTAGACCAACTGATGCAGTTCCCAGACACTAAGACACATGATGATTTGATTGATGCACTTAGCTACATTGATCAAATACAAACTGCAAACTGGAATCAAAACCTTGATGAAGAAGAGTTTGAAGTATTGGACCAAGTAGCAGGCTATTAGGATAACCAAACATGAAATTTGAATCCGAAATCACTCCTCAGAATGCTCTAGTAGCATTTGTGATGGATCGATGCAACAACTGGAGGGACCACAGAGATGAGAATTACCTCCCAAGATGGGAAGAGTATGAACGTCTTTGGCGTGGAATCTGGGCTGATGAAGATAAAACCAGACAATCTGAGCGTTCAAAGATCATCTCCCCTGCCCTACAGCAGGCAGTAGACAACAAACAAGCTGATCTTGAAGAAGCTGTGTTCGCTAAAGGACAGTTCTTCGACATCAGTGATGACGTTGCTGACCAGGATAAACAAGACATTGAGATCTTACGTACTCGTTTGTCTGAAGATTTTAAGAAAGACAAGATCAGAAAAGCTATTGGTAATGTCATGACCTTAGCTGAGATCTATGGTACTGGTATCGGTGAGATCATTGTTAAGCAAAAGAAGGAGATGGCTCCAGCAACACAGCCTTCAGCACAGCCTGGACTGTCTATGATTGGTGTCCGAACCAACAATCGCATTGCTGTGCAGTTAAAACCCATCAATCCTAAGAACTTTATCATTGATCCTAACTCAACAAGCATTGAAGATGCTATGGGTTGTGCCATTGAAGAGTATGTAGGTAGACATGCAGTCATCAAAGGCATGGAAGATGGTGTATACAAAGCAGTTGCACTCGGTGATGCTGCTGTAGATACTGACTTAGAGCCTGATCAAGACCTAACATATTACCAGAATGACAAGATTCTTATGTTAAGGTACTATGGTTTAGTGCCTAGAAAGCTATTAGCAAACCCTGATGACATGGCTTATGAAGATGATGAGCTATATTCAGACATGGTTGAGGCTATGGTGGTCATTGCAAACGGAGAAGCCCTGCTAAAGGCTGAAGAAAACCCGTTTATGATGCAAGATAGGCCTGTAGTTGCTTACCAAGCTGACTCAATTCCTGGTCGTTTCTGGGGTCGAGGAACGGCTGAGAAGGCATACAACATGCAAAAGGCTGTTGATGCTCAGTTACGTAGCCATTTAGACTCTTTAGGGCTTACAACAGCTCCTATGATGGCTGTAGACGCTACAAGACTGCCTAGAGGAGCTAAATTTGAGATTCGTCCTGGTAAAACCATCCTAACTAATGGTAATCCTAACGAAATCTTAACACCATTCAAGTTTGGTAACACAGATCCAGCTAATTTACAGTCTGCACAGGTCTTTGAACGGATGATGTTGCAGGCTACAGGTACATTAGACACAGCAAACCTCCCTGCACAGGTCTCTGGTGGTGAAGCAGCCACTGCTGGTCTTGCTATGGCAGTGTCCGGACTGATTAAAAAGAACAAGAGATCGTTGGTTAACTTCCAAGAAGACTTCTTGATTCCTTTTGTAGAGAAAGCAGCATGGAGATACATGCAGTTTAGTCCTGATCGCTATCCAGTACAAGACTTTGACTTTGTTGCTACCGGTACGATGGGTATGATAGCAAGAGAGTTTGAACAAGCACAGATACTTGCATTGTTGTCTACACTTGGTCCGAACAGTCCTATCGTTCCTCTGTTGTTACAAGGTGTTATTGAGACTTCTTCGTTGCCTAACAAAGAAACATTGTTAGCTCAGTTGGCTCAACTTGCTCAACCAGACCCACAACAGCAGCAGATACAACAACAAGCAGCACAGTTGCAGTTAGCAGATGCTGAGGCTAGTGTCCGAGAGAAACAAGCTAAAGCTGCTAAGGATGCTGCTGAGGCTCAGAAGACAGCGATAGAAGCACAGTTGCTTCCTGAAGAGACTCGTGCTAAAATAATGGCAGCAGTGTCTAAGAACTTACCAAACCAAGACGATGCTGCTAAGACTGAGTTTGACCGTAGAGTCAAGATAGCAGAGTTAATGCTCAAAGAAGCTGACTTAGCGAACAACACCAAGATTGTAGAAATGCAGATGAGTAAAGCTGGTGTACTCCCTGGTGATGAAGATATGCTCAACGAACTACTTGATAAGTTGACCGACAATGGCTAAAGAACTTATTGATGCAGTAATGCAGGCTTCTTCACGAGATAAGAAACTCTTGTTGAAAGAGTTAATTGCTGGTCTTCGTGAAGAGAAACAGAAACATGATCTGGAGGTAAACAAGACTAAATCCGCTTACATCGTTGATGCCTTTAAACAGATTGAAGATAGACTTACCGCTAAGTACAATGAGATCAAAGATCTTTCTACAAAGAAAGGTGATCCTGGTAGAGATGGTAAGGACGGTGTAAACGGTAAGGATGGCCGTGATGGTACAAACGGTATTGATGGTCGTCCAGGTAAAGACGGTATTGATGGAAGAGACGGTAGGGATGGTGTTGATGGTGTAAGTGTTACCAATGTATTCATTGACTTTGATGATCAGTTAGTTGTTGAACTATCTAACGGACAACAAATCAATGCTGGTTACGTAACACGTATCGCTAGTGATGCTGTAGTTCAGATGTTCAAACAAGGACAGATGAGCATCACAGAACTACTACCAGATCAGACAGGACATGCTGGAGAAGTTCTCTCCACAGATGGTGATGGTAACCTATCTTGGATTGCTGGTGGCGGTGGAGGAGGCGGTGGAGGCACTACAACCTACTCAGTGACGTTTAACAGCACTGGTTCTGGCGCAGCCTCACCAGTATCCTTTAATGGCTCTGTAGCCCGTACAATCAGCTACAACACCCTTGGTGCTCCTAGCATTACAGGTACAAACGCTACTGGTACTTGGAATATTGACATTCTAGGTAGTGCAGGTACTGTCACTAACGGTGTATACACAACAGGTAGCTACAGTAATCCTTCATGGATCACAGCATTAGCTTGGTCTAAGATTACATCAACACCAACAACCTTATCAGGTTATGGTATCTCTGATGGTGTAAGCACTGGTGGTAGCTATAGCAATCCTACGTGGATTACATCACTGGCTGGATCAAAGATCACTGGTAACATTAGTGGTAATGCTGGCACTGCAACAGCGATTGCTGGTGGTGCTGCTAATAAGATTGTTTATCAGCTTGGTGCTGATACTACAGGCTTTATTGATGCTCCTACCACATCAAATACCTACCTTAAGTGGAGTGGAACAGCATTCGGTTGGGATACTGTTGCTGCTGGCGGTGGTGGTACAACAACCAATGCAGTTACTTTCAACAATAGTGGTAGTGGTGCTGCATCAGGAACCACCTTTGATGGTTCTGTAGCACGTACGATCAGTTACAATACATTAGGTGCTGCTAACTCAGGTGCTAACACAAACATCACTAGTTTAGACAGTATTACAGGTGGTATTAGCTCTCCTGATTACATTCAGTTTGATACAGCAGCAACTGTCACTGGAGCTGTTGGTAGGGTTTGGTATGACAGTGGTGATGGATCTCTGGTTACAAGACTCAAAGGTAACAACCTTGATCTTAATATCGGACAAGAAAACGTAGTACTGTCTTATAATGGTTCTGGAGCAACCATTACTAAAGGATCTGTTGTTGCTGTTGCAGGTGCTCAAGGACAAAGACCTAGTATTGTATTAGCTGACGCAGACACTGAAGCATTGTCAGCACCTACGCTAGGTATTGCTGCTGAAGACATTACTAACGGTGCAGAAGGCTTTGTAGCAACCTTTGGTGTTGTTCGTGGTATTAATACCAGTGCATTCACTGCAGGTGATGATGTTTACTTATCTCAAACAGCAGGTCAATTTACTGCTACAAGACCATCAGCACCAGCACATACTGTGTTTCTTGGTTGGGTTGTCAAAGTTAATGCTAGTAGCGGTGAGTTGTTTGTAAACATTAACAACGGATGGGAACTTGACGAACTACATAACGTTAAGATTACTTCTGTAGCCAACAACGATATCCTGCAGTACGATTCAACTGGACCTTATTGGAAGAATATTGCACCAGCGTCTGTAACAGGTACTTGGGGTATCAGCATCACAGGTAATGCAGGCACAGTAACCAACGGTGTCTATACGACAGGCTCTTATGCTAATCCGTCATGGATTACTTCGTTAGCTTGGTCAAAGATAAGCTCAACACCAACCACACTGAGTGGTTATGGTATTACTGATGGTGTAAGCACTTCAGGTAGCTACAGCAACCCAGCATGGATCACTTCCATTAGTGGTTCTATTGTTTCTGGTAACATCACAGGCAATGCAGCTAACGTCACTGGTACAGTAGCAGTTGCTAATGGAGGTACTGGACAAACATCATACACTGATGGACAACTACTAATTGGTAATACTGCTGGTGGTTTGTCTAAAGCGACTCTTACCGCAGGCTCTAACGTAACCATTACAAACGGTAACGGTACGATTACGATTGCTGCTACCGGAGGCGGTGGAGGATCTTCAACAATCCTAGAGAATGATCAAACCATATCATCTAACTATACCGTAACCTCTGCTAAGAATGGACTTAGCGTTGGTCCTGTAACTATTAATACTGGAGTCTCTGTTACCGTTGGAACAGGTCAGAGATGGATGGTTTTAGCTTAAGGAGCTATAATGTCCGCAATAAAACTTCAAGGTCACGCAAGTGGCTCAGGTACAACAACACTTCAATCTGCTAACAGTAATAGTAGTTTTACACAAACATTACCGTCTACAGATAGTGTTACTTTAGGTTATCTTAATGTACCTATTAATTCTCAATCAACAGCGTATACGTTAGTTGATACGGATTCAGGTAAAGCTATTCTACACCCATCAACAGACGCTAATGCAAGAACTTTTACGATTCCTGCAAATAGTTCTGTTGCATACGATGTAGGAACTGTGTTAACATTCATCAATATGACATCTCAAGTTGTTACCATTGCAATTACAACAGATACGATGTATCTTGCTGGTACTGGTACAACAGGATCTAGATCACTAGCTCAATATGGTATGGCAACAGCGATAAAACTAACATCAACAACTTGGTTGATTTCTGGTACTGGGTTAACCTAAGGAGTTGTCATGACTGGTATCTTAAATTTATTGCTTGGTGGGGGGATTGGAAAATTCTCGGCAAGCGGTGGAAACGAAGTTAAAACGGTTGGAGCCTATCGTTACCACATCTTCACATCGTCTGGCACGTTTACAGTAACCGGCGGGGCTGGATTGACTTTTGAAGTCATGTCTGCCGGAGGTGGCGGTGGTGGTGGATACAACGTCGGCGGTGGTGGTGGTGGTGGAGAACTTGATTTATTTACTACTGTTACCGCATCGGCTTCAGCATATACAGTAACTGTTGGTGGTGCTGGAGCAAAAGCAACGAGCGCCACTGTTAATGGCGGCAATGGAGGTACTTCATCCTTTGCTCTTGGCGGCACTACTTACGTTTCTTCGCTTGGAGGTGCTGCCGGAGGTTCTGGCAACAATAGTGCAAATACAAATAATGGTTCTGGTGGTGGTGGTGGTGGGGCAGGTAATGGAACCGGAGGAACTGCATCAGGATCGAACACTAATAATGGCGGTGCTGGAACAAATGATGGTAATGAATACGGCGGCGGTGGTGGTGGGGGTGCTACAGGTGCTGGCGTAGCAGGTTCGCTTGCAGGGAATGGGGCCGGTGGCAATGGCGGTGCGGGCTACACGCTAACTAATATTGATTCTAATTTCACTTCAGGAAACTTTACGTCATTTTCTGGAATGACGGTTATCTCTTCTGGCGGCGGGGGCGGTGCATTAAACGTTGGTGGCTCAACGCCAGCTAGGGGTGTTGGGGGAACAGGCGCTGGTTCTGGCGGTGTAAATAGCGGTTCTACTAATACAAACACGGCTTCAGCGGCAGCTTCATTCGGTAGTGGTGGTGGTGGTGGCGCATGGCTTGCAGGGTCGCCTAATAACGGATCTGGAACAGACGGATATGCAGGCGTTGTAATTGTGAGGTACTTGGCATGAGAAAAATGGCACAGGTTGATGCCAACGGCACCGTGGTCAACGTCATTATTGCTGGTGACGATTGGAACGTCGAAGGCTTTGTTGAGTACACCGACGAGAACCCTGCTTATATCGGCGGCACATATACCAACGGTAAATTTATCCCACCAAAGCCTACCGAAGATGCTGTATTAGATGAAGATACTTGCCAGTGGATTGTTAGCATGGCTGCAGACTCTATAGGTGCTGATTCTGTCTAAGGAAATCAGCAATCTTCTGATGTTCTTCAGCAGTACCATCGTTCTTGATACGGTTAGCTCTCCATGACACTACCACTACATTACCTTTAATGTAGCCTTTGGTAGCGTCTATACGATCAAAGCTAACCGAGTTCTCCTGTCTTTCAGGAGCAAAGTAGTTAAGTTCAATACCCAGTATCGGACAATGAGTAGGGAATACTAGATCACCAAACTCTATAGTCCATTCATGTTTATAGTTAGAAGCTTTCTTACGTCTGAACTTCTCTCTAAAGGCTTGATAGGCATCTTGTTCACGCACTGATGCCTCTTCTGGGTAATGACCCCATTTCTGCTTATAGTTCTGTCTTAGAAGCTCTCTACGCTGTGTTCGAGGACGTTGTTCATCAGTGATACGACCTTCTTTGACTAGTTTATCAATCAGTTGATGTACTCGTTGTCTGCTTACATTACCTAAAGCTTTACGTATCTCTTCAGTAGGTTTTCCATGAGCAACTAAGTGTTGGACAAGGTTTAACCTTTCCTGAGAAGTTAGTGATGTTTTAGCAAAGTGATGTGCCTGCATAGTGTCTCCAAAAAGCAGGATTGTATCACACTTTAGTAACGCAGTCAAGGGGCTTTACAGCAACAAAATAGGTGTGGTAAAATTACAACATGGAAGAAAAACTACAAAGATACTATGAAAATAGGTTTGACTTATTTTCTCATCCAGGTTGGCTTGATTTGATGGAAGATGCTCAACAATTGTTCGAAGCATACAACAAAGTCACCTCCATCACTGACTCAAACAACCTATTCTTTAAAAAAGGTCAACTAGACATCTTAGATTGGCTCCTGACACTCAAAGAAGTATCAGAAAAAGCCTATGAGGATTTAACGAATGAGGATTATAAATGATTTTCAATGCTCTGAAGGTCACACAACAGAGCATTTAGTTGAGTATACCCAGAACACTGTAGTTTGTCCTGTTTGCGGTAAAAGAGCACAAAGGCAATTAGCAGCACCGAGAAGTAAGCTAGAAGGTATTACTGGCTCATTCCCTGGTGCAGCAGATCGATGGGCTAAGGTACACGAACAGGCCGCTAAAGTAGCACAGTCTAAGTCCTACTACGAGGGATAACTTAGATTTTTTTAACATCCTAACAATTGGGTTTAACCCGACTAGGAGACGCAAATGGCTGAATTTGTAGATTCTGTTGATGACGAACAACAAGTTAATGAATTTCAAGCGGAGGAAGTAAAGCAAGCAACACCTACTCAGCATGAGGTCCCTGAGAAGTATAAGGGTAAATCTCTAGATGAGATCATAAGGATGCACCAAGAGGCTGAGAAGTTAATTGGTCGTCAAGCACAAGAGGTTGGTGAAGTTCGAAAACTTGCTGATGAGTTAATCAAGAGGCAAATCACTACCCCTAAGGTAGAAGCAAAAGAAGCTGTTGAAGAAGAGACTGATTTTTTTGCCGATCCTGTTAAGGCAGTTAACAAAGCAGTAGCTACGCATCCTGCTGTGCAGCAAGCTCAATTAGCAGCAGCACAGATGGCTCGTATGCAGACTGCGAACAGGCTAGCTCAATCACATCCAGATTATACACAGGTCATTGCTGATCCTGAGTTTGCTGAATGGGTTAAAGGCTCTAGTGTTCGCCAAAGGCTGTACGCAGCAGCAGATCAACAGTTTGATTTTGACTCTGCTAACGAACTACTCACTACGTTTAAGGAACTGAGAAAGATCAAACAGGAAACTGTTAATCAAGCTTCTCAACAACTCCAAGAACAGACAGAGAAGACACTTAAAGCTGCTACTGTAGCTCTTGATGGTGCTACTGGAGAAACGAGCAAGAAAATTTACCGTCGAAGCGATCTTATTCGGCTTCAGATGACAGATCCAGAGCGTTACCTAAACCTGCAACCAGAGATCATGCAGGCATACGCTGATGGACGTGTCCGTTAAACTTAATTTTAAAGGAAACTTAAAATGGCTGCTGTAACTTATCCTGGAGGTAGTTCCTCCATCGTTAACAAGACCAATGCGGATAAATTTATCCCTAGCCTATAATTTTGGGGATGTAAAACCTTCTCTGAATAACTGGGAAAGAACGTAAGGTGTCTTAACCAGAGGGAACACGACATTACCAACAATG